AGAACTGTACTGCGACTCTAATCCAGAAGCAGACGAATGTAGAATTTACGAAGACTAATGAGCACCCTTATCTGCAATCTCCCCAGTGAACACGTTTATGTCCGCAAGGAGTATTTGAGAGACCACCAAGACGGACACGGAGAGTTTGTAGAAGGCGTCTGGGTTACGGCAAAGTCTGTGCCCGGACGTGCTTTTTATTTTGAGACATACTTGCCTGAGTATGCGGCAATGTATGACAAATTACCAATCAGTGCCTTTGTTTCTAGACCGGAGTTACCTAGTCCTGATCTAGATCTACCTAACCTACAGTTCTGGAACTGTATGGATTATGGAGTAACAGCAATTACCAAGCAAATTACAGGTTCTGCTGATTACGAGATATATACTAGGGATTTTGGACATATTCGGGGTACGTATATCTGTACCTTAGATAACTATCATCATGATCCAGATGTCATCGACTATAGCACTGCTGAAACACCAGCAGAACATAAGTCACACAATCTGATCGAACTAGAAAACGGTCAGTTTGCCTTGTATCCTAACAATAGGATGCGAATCTATGACAATAGTCTAACACCAAAAGAACCTAAGATGCCTGACTTTAAGGTATCTACTAGGATCTATGAGGTTGAGTCTGGTCATAGGCAAGATGGTCTAGGAGACCAGACCGAGTATTTCTGGAAGACTTCTAAGGAACGCGATGCTTGAGACACGTTTAAGCAAGATCAATTATATCGGACAGGACGGGTTCCACTGGTTTGTGGGACAAGTCACTCCTGATCCTGCTTGGCGTGATTCTTCTAATACTAATGGATACCGTGCTAAAGTAAGAATTCTTGGCAAGCACCCTGCTACCGCTGAAGTTCCAGACTCCGAACTACCATGGGCACACTTTGCCACTTCTGGTAGTCTAGGAACTGGTAAAGGATTTTCTGGTCACAGTTTCTTTATTCAAGGTGGAGAAACTGTTGTTGGTTTCTTCCTAGACGGTGACGATGCCCAGCAACCTATTGTTATTGCTGCCCTATCTTCCGGGCAGAATGAACAGAACCTGATGGCATTTGATGATGCTGTACAAGCAGGTACTACAGGGTTCTTACCTTTATCGGCAAACTATAGTCTAGATTTTAGTAGAGCTGTTCGTCGTGCTGATGGTGAGAGAACAGAAGATAATGGTCTGCCAGATAATAATGGTTTGACTCCTGACGGCGGGGATAGTCAGCAACTGGAGATTGATGAGAAAGAAATTGTAGTTGCCAAGGCAAAACCATGTAAGGGTGGCAAAGGATTCATGTCCGATGTTGCCAGAACCTTGGCATCTGTTGTTGCTATTGGTAATGGTCTACAAGAATATAAGGAAGGATTTATTGATCCTGTCCTTGGAGAGATCTATAATATCCAAGCACTCATAAGTTCTTCGGCAACTATCATTGCTGGTGGATTTGCTCAACTGATCAGACTTTCTCGCAAGTTTTTATTCCAAGAGATCAAGAAGATTTCTGAGAATATTGTTACCTTCCTATTGCCAGATAGTCTGCTAAAAGATATTGCCATATCTAAGGCAATGGACACTATTTTCTGTGTCATCGAAAATATCGTCAAAGGACTTAAAGGTCTGATCGAAGACTTCCTTAATCAACTGCTTGGTAAGGTCGTCAATATGCCTCTGTGTGCCGCTGAGGCGGCGATTGCCGGTCTAGTCGCCAATATCAACGATAAGATCCAAGGCGTGATCGGACCCGCCATGGAGGCGATCCAGGGCATCCTAGGACCCATCGGTTCCTTCATGGGATTCATTAACAAGGCGATGGGTTATGTTCAGATGGGTCTTAAGTTCCTATCTTGTGAAGGTGATATTTGTCCACCAGAACCATATGATTGGGCAGCAAACTTCGGACCTAGTAAGAAATCGGTTGCTGACTTTAAGAGAAGTATCAATATCACTAACGGACTATCAGCAGCAGGTATTGGTGCTTCTGTCACCAGTATGATCAATGGATTGTTTGACATTGATGAGTCGAAATCTGGTCCTGTTGCTGCTTTGGTTGGTGGTTGCCCCACAGATGTTCTAAAATGTGGTGCTCCTAGCATCGAGATCTTTGGTGGTGGTGGCATTGGTGCCGCTGCTCGTGCTGTTGTTAACGAAGTGGGTCAGGTTGTTGGTGTAAATATGACTGACTTTGGTTCTGGTTATGCTAAGAAACCGTTTGTTACTATCTCTGACAGTTGTGATAACGGTCGTGGTGCTACTGGAACTGCTGTCGTGGAAGATGGTAAAGTTACTAACATTATCATTACCAACACTGGCGGTGGTTACCTAGGACCTGAGACTGCCACTTCTGACAATGAAGGTGAGGAAGTTGTAGGTGAGATCGTTGGTATCGATGTTATCAACACTGGTAAAGGATACGATGAGGATTCCTTGATTGTAAGTGGTTGTGGAACACTCAAACCACAACTAGATCAGGATGGTAGAATTGTTGGTGCTGACATTGTTCAGTCTGATATTGGTTGTAAAGTTCTGCCCAAACTACAAATAAATAGTGCGACTGGATTCGGTGCTGTCATCCGTCCGGTTATGAAATTCCGTAAGCGTGAAGAGTACAGTAAGACTGTCAACATTCCACAGAGTGCTGTACTCAAAGTTGTAGATTGTGTAAGTAGTTACTGATGCCATCACCACCACTCATTTTTAACCATCCTGAGGATGGGTTTATCCGTGTAGGTATCCAAACTGCCGATAGGATCACTCGTAAATCACAGGTCCAGGTTGCCGCTGGTAATGGTTCTAGTCTACGCATCTTTAAGGATGGTGGGTGGGAACTTCGTGCCGTTGATAATGAGAAGGGATCTAATATCTTCCAGCAAGGTGAAGGTCCACTGAACATTTACTCTGACGGTGACATCAATGTCAACTGTAAGGGTGAGTTCTCAGTCAAGGCAGCAAAGATTACAATGGAGACCGTTGATCCTGAAGACGGTAACATTGTACTAAACTCCAATAAGAACATTCGTCTGGATGCTGACAACAACCTACATGCTCTAGGCACTAACGTTGTTATTAAAGCAGATAATAAGATCCTATCACATTCTGTTGGTATGAATATCGTTGCCGGTAATCCGGTGATCATCTATGAGAAAAAGATGAAGATTATTCCTACTGGTCTTGCTGATATTGTTGACATTCTACTAGATCAAATACTACTAAACTGATGGAATCACCAGAAATTTCGGCACAGAAAATTTATATTGGTCCGAGTCTTCCTATCAAGACGGATCAATCACTGCTTACTCTAGATGGTGCCAACCCTTTTGCTGGTACACTAGCAGTATCTGGAACAGCGTTCTTCGGTGCTCCTACTAATATTGGATTTGCTCGTGGTGTTGTTAACATCGGTCCTGCCATTCCACCATTCCAACCAGGTATTCCAACACTGGGTCTAGATGTAACTGGTGGCACACAGCATACCGGTTATATGAATAACCTTGGTCTAAGCAACTTCTTTGGTGCTAGTAACAATACTGGTATCTGGAACGCGATTGGCATCAAGAATATGATTGGTTTGTTCAGTCGTGTTGGTAAAGCAGTTGAGGTGGGTGGTAAGACAGCAGCAGAACCTAAGAATACTACAGCAGCACTAGCACAAACACTCCCATCAGCTTTTGGAACGTTAGCAGGTAACTGGAATTATAATGGTGCTTCACTAGCCTTGCTTCATACCCATTCTGATGCTAGACTGAAGACGAATCGACAACCACTTACAAATTCTTTGAGTAGAGTGCTAGCACTCCAGGGTGTTACATTCGAATGGACACACTGGGATCAAAAACGTACTTTCCCTGGCACACAGATGGGTTTCATCGCACAGGAAGTAGAAAAAGTCTGCCCAGAAGTCGTTATAGATAGTAAGATTCATGACGAAAATGGCAATCGCATAGATGTCAAGGGTGTCAAGTACGAAAACCTTGTAGCACTTCTAGTCGAAGCAATCAAAGAACAAAACACACGAATTGAACATTTAGAATCATGCTTACAGCGTCTGGAGTCGTCTCAGTAGACGGCATCATTGAGTTTCCTGAAGAATGGCGTGGCAAGATCGATGCTGAATCGATTGTCATCCAACTAACCGCAATCGGCACCGCACAAGAACTTTTCGTTGATCGTATTGAGTGGGGCAGTAAAGCAATTATCCGTAATGGTGGTGGCGGTGCTTTGCGAGCATACTACACCGTGACAGTCCAGGAACTGGCACCACCCCCGGTTGAGATCCAGCAGAAACCTGCTACAATAGGAAAGTCCAAGACACGAACCAAATGAATTCCAAGGAAACCGTCAGCCTTATCGAGGTCGATGTTCTGAATCGTACTTTCTGTATGTATGGAGACATGGGTGCTTGTGAAGAGATCCTGTGTGATACTCCTGATCAGTTCATCAATCTCCTGAAACTGGTTCGTAAAAACAAAGATAACACCGAAGTGGTGTATGTCTCAAATTAGATGCCCGCTTTGCGGTCATTTATGCTTTGATAGGATTAACTTCGCTTCTCATATTCGACGGTGTAAGGAAGCGGACAAAAACCATCGATTTAATCATAAACAAAAACGAAAGAAACGAAAAAAAGGTAAATAATACTATCCCATCGCACCATATCCATTGGATAAAGACACCATGGAGAATTGGCGTAAAGTCAAAGAAGCATTGGAAGCTGCCGGTAAGACCGACAGCTTTTTTTATGTTCGAGCAAATGCTATTCTAAAGGGTGGACCTGACCCTATGGATAGTTCTATTCTAAGAAATACTGAGAATCAGAACCCTCCAGAGCAGTAATTATTGTCTCTGCTTCTGAAATTTCTGTATCAAGGCGTTCTATAGCGTTATCATATCCATATCTTTGGAGTTGATATTCTGCTCTCGCTTCTTTTAACTCTTGAACTGAACTTATAACATCATCACGTTGCGATCTTAGCGATGTGATGGTGTTTTCTGCTGCCGTGATAGAAGTAGCATAACCAGGACAAGCAGCATCAGCACTTGTATCTAGACCGAAGAATGTACCTAGACTGACCTGTGTGATGCCTGTATATGTACCAAACCCGATATTAGAACTGGTGATTAAAGCGTTAGATTCTACGAACGGATTTTCACCAGAGAAAGAGTAGTTATATCCCCTTACATTATCCTCTAGAGTATCTACCATCGCAATGGTGTGAGTGGTACATCCCACTTCTGTCGCACCAGTATAGAGATTAAAGATATTAGTTTGCTGAGTATTGATAAGAGCGTTGATCCTCAAGACCTCGGTATCTAGACCATTGATAGCGGGTGTAAAACTATTGATTACTACATCTAGATTCTCAATACGGGCGATTGTAGTTCCGTCAGAGTCTGTAACGTTATATCCTTTTTTGACTTCTTCGATTTCGACTCGATTCTTACGTTTTTGCTCAATCTTTAGTTTGTAAGAGTCGATCAACGCATTAGTCTGAGGACCAATAGCCATGGTATAAATAGCATGAAGAGATGGTGTCAGTATTTATAGGCTATGCCGCTAAGCAGACTAGAGAATTTCCTTAAGAATGTTACTGGCAACGTCATTTACGTCAATCCAGAGGAACTTGACGCAACTGACGATATTAGTAATACTGGTAATTCCAGGACTCGTCCATTTAAGAGTATCCAGCGTGCCCTAATCGAGGCAGCAAGATTCTCCTATCAGATCGGTGCTAACAACGACCGATTTGATAAGACCACTATTGTGGTATCTCCTGGTACCCACTATATTGATAACCGTCCAGGTTTAAGGATCAATACATCAGGCACACTAACTGATGTCAATGGGACTTCCGCGATTATCGATCAGTTTGGTGTTGGCACCAACTTCGATATTCAGGACCCTAATAACGTCCTTTATAGGTTTAACAGTGCTCACGGTGGCGTTATCATGCCTCGTGGTACTTCTATCGTCGGTCAGGATCTAAGAAAGACTAAGATCAAACCTAAGTTTGTTCCGAAACCTGACAATGACGCTATTGATCCTACATCTATTTTCCGTGTAACTGGTGGTTGTTTCTTCTTTGGGTTTAGTTTCTTTGATGGAGATCCAAATGATCGCGTCTTTAGAGACTACACCACAAACGTATATGCTCCAAATTATTCCCACCATAAGCTCACTTGCTTTGAGTACGCTGACGGTGTAAACCAGATTTCTGGTCAGGGTAATACTGACCTTGACATGTACTACCAGAAACTTACTCTGGGTTATGGTACTAACTCTGGTCGTGCTCTACCTAACTATCCTGCTAATACAGACTTCGAGGCAACTATCGATGAGTCTCGTATTGTAGGTGCTATTTCTCAGGTAGGTGCTCTCACAATTAGTGACATCTATTCTGGTGCTAATCCTACCGACAATGTTGCTACTCCTATTGTTACGGTAGTAACACAAACCAGTCATGGTTTTAACGTTGGCACACCAATCCTAATCACAGGTATTGATGATGCTGATTATGACGGTAGTTACATCGTAAGTCAGGTTCTAAGTGACACATCGTTCACTTATTCTGTACCTGCTACCCCTACATCTACAGCAACACCTAATCTATCTGGCAAGAGTCCTGCCGTTAAGATTGAGAGTGACACCGTAGGTTCTGCTTCTCCTTATATCTTTAACTGCTCTATCCGTTCTGTCTTCGGCATGAACGGTATGCACGCTGATGGTGCGAAGGCAACTGGATTTAAGTCCATGGTTGTTGCCCAGTTTACTGGCATCGCACTAAACAAGGACGACAACGCATACGTTAAGTATAATACAACTACTGGTGCTTGGGAAGATCAAGCAGCACTAGGTTCTGCTGTATCTCTACACACTGATTCCCTTGCCAAGCATAGACCTGGTTGGGAAAACTGCCACGTTAGAGTATCTAACAACGGTATCATCCAGGCAGTGTCTGTCTTTGCTATCGGATATGCTAAGCACTTCTTAGCAGAGTCTGGTGGTGATATGTCTATCACCAACTCTAACTCTAACTTTGGTGCCAAGGCACTACAGGCAGATAAGTGTAGATTCGAAGCGTTCCTCAAGGACGACAAAGGTTATATCACTGAGATCCAGGTTCCTCAGAGAATCGGTGACAAGCAGAATAAAGTCAACTATCTACCACTAGACGTAGCGAAGACTGCCGCTGCTGTCAATACTAGACTATATCTCCACGAGTATGATCAGAAATCCAATGTTCCTCCTACAGGTATCAATGGATTCGTATTTGGTAACAAGGTAGGTGAAACTATCGAAGTTGGTGTAGGTGACACCAGTTTTGCTACAACAGTTCTTATGCCTGTTCCTCAGGCAGCAGCAAGTGAAAGAGTATCTGCCCGTAAGGAACATTTTGTTGGTAGAGTATCTGGTATCAACTCGATCACCGGTAACACCTTTACACTAAGAGACGAGCATAAGTTCCTCAACGGTGAGAAAGTCAGAGTCTATTCTGAAGACGGTGCTCTACCTGATGGTCTAGAGTACAACCGCGAATACTTTGCTGTTACTGATGGTCTAGCAGCGGATCAGATCCGTCTTGCTTCTACATTTAATAATGCTACTGCTGGTACAAACATCAGCGGTATTAACAACCTTGGTGGTGATCTACGAATTGTATCTACTGTCGCTGGTAAAGAACCCGGCGAACCAGGTCACCCAATTCAGTATGATGGTGGTTGGTATGTAAACGTAGGTGCTGGTAATAGTCTCCATGCTATTATCGTATCCAACGAAACTGAGATCACACCTAAGACAAAGACTGCTTTCTACACCAGACAGCGTGATGGTAGAGATGATCTAGAAAGAAGATATGGTCTAAAACTTGTTATTCCTCAGTCGGAAACATACGCTTCTGCTCCTACCGCAGGATTCAGTATTGCTGATGCTTCTACTGTACCTGATGACACTAACTATCAGAACGATAACAACACTCTAACATCTGAGACTAACCTCAGAAGTAAGACTAACGTTATTAACGCTTCTTGGTCTGGTAACGTTGGTGTTATTACTGCCGAGAATCCACACGGTCTAAAAGTTGGTCAGACGGTTCAGATCTATCGTCTAAAGTCTGCCAACAACACTGGTGGTGCTGATAACTCTGGATTTAACGGTATCTTCGAGGTTACCGATGTTGCTAACCGTGACACATTTAGCATTGGTATTAGCACAGATCCAGGTGCCATCACTGAGATCAACTCTGGCATCCCATTCACATTCGAAGACAGAACTGTTGCCGGTGCCGGTAGAACGTTCTCTCCATATTTTGTCAAGCGTGACTATGGTTCTGCTAGTTACCAGATCCATGCTTCGAATGAGATCCAAGAGTTTAAGTCTGGTTCCCAGGATGGTATCTACGATCTAACTCTACGTGGTTATATCTCACAACCAACTGTATCGCCATTCTCAACCACATCTTACTACTTCGGTCAAGATGATATTGACATCTTCCCAGAACTAGACAGAGATAATCCTGACGCTGATCCAAAATCTGCGGTATCTTATGCTGTACGTGATGAGATCGGTAACGTTGAGACCAACGATCCACACAGAAGTATCACTCGCGAAGGTCTAGATTCCTTCCTATCTGATGCTGGCGCTGTTGTACCTATCACCAGCACATCACACTCCTCTGGTTCTCTTTCGATTGTTTGTGATAGAGATCACGGATTTGGTGGTGTATCTGGTATTCAGAGTCTAACTGGTGGTACTAACCTTGGTACTAACAGTGGATCTGCCGAGTTCTACTATAACGTTAGAGCAGAAGGTGGTACTGGTAGAGGTCTAACTCTTGATGTTACTGTTGCGGCTTCGAGTACGATCAGTGCGGTAGTACTTAACAACCCAGGTTCTGGTTACAGTGTTAACGATACCCTAACAATCCAGGGAGTTCCTTTCCACACCTCTGGTACTGATTGTACTATTGGTGTTTCTGCTATCGCTAATCCTGTTGGCGATGCTGTACAAATCGTAGGCGTAGGAAGCACAGCGTATGACGGAACACGAAGAATCGAAAGCGTCACAAATAGTACCACGTTCACCGTCTCCGGGTCCGCTGATGGTCCTTCGTCCGGTGGATATGTTTACCACGTTGGTGTTACAACTACGGTCACTGCTCTTGATTATAGTAAGGAAAGTGGTATAGGTACAGTAACACTAAGCAGTGATATTGGTCTACGTCGTGGTGACCGTATTGTTATTAGTGGTTCTGATGCCTTCTACAATGGCACACACTTCATCACCGATAAAGTAAGTGGCACACAACTATTTGTAGACTTTGGTAAGAATTCTACGAAACCATCATTTACTGCTAGTAGCGTAAATGCTCATGCTGAGGGTATCAATCTAAGAGGAGATGGTCGTGGTATTCCAATCTATGGAGGACACACATCACTTCTAAGCAGTGGTATTTCGACTACTTCTACATCGTTTACAATTCCTACTGCTGATAGAAATAACCTACGTCGCGGAGACTTCCTCCAGATCGATGATGAGATCGTAATGGTCTCTAACAGCAACGTTACCACGATTATTCGTGGTGTGATGGGAACAAATGCTGATGAGCATCTTGTTAATGCTGCCGTAAGAAAGATCAAGGTTCTACCTATCGAATCTAGAAGATATTCTATCTTGCGTGCTTCTGGTCACACCTTCGAGTATGTTGGTTTCGGTCCAGGTAACTATTCTACTGCGATGCCGCAGGTTCAGGATAGAAGAAGAAGTGAGCGTGAAGAACTAATTTCACAATCAGTTCAGCACCGTGGTGGATTTGTAGTCTACTCTGGTATGAATGATCAGGGTGACTTCTACATCGGCAAACTCAAGATTGAGGCAGGATCGAGTGAGATTACATCGATCATTCCTCCAAGAGGTGATAACACTACTGTCGAAAGTGCTGCGTTCCCAACAGATGCTACATTTAACAGTGTAACCGTCAACTCAAGTCTTCAGTCTAATGCTGATACTGAAGTCATTGATTTGCTACTAAGAGGTAACAGATCTGGTGACGTTGGTAAGAGTGTTTATGTTGGTATTAAGGATGGCGATACCACACCAACCAGCAATGTTGACAGCATCCTATTCAGAACATCGTTCGGGTCGGGTGGTTATCTAGGTTGGGTTAGAACCACTGGTGGTTGGAGAAGATTTGGTCCTATCTCTAAGTCTGCCACCGCAGAAAACTATGAGATCGATCAACTAGAAGTTACTGGTGACACCACACTTACAGATACAACTGTTAACGGTGACATCACTCAAACCGGTAATGTCTCAACCTCAGGTATTGTAACCGCCACCACATTTGTTGGTAATGGTATTACACCTGTTGGCGGCATTATTCTATGGTCTGGTGCTACTAACGCTGTTCCTGGTGGATGGTCACTATGTAATGGTAGCAATGGCACGCCAGACTTGAGAGATCGATTCGTTGTTGGTGCTGGAAGTAATTACGCTGTTGATGCTACTGGTGGTTCTGCTGATGCTGTAGTTGTTTCTCACGATCACACAGCGACATCAACCTCCACATCTACAGTTACTGATCCCGGTCACGCACACACCTTCGGTTCTAATAACAGTGATAGTGGTGATGGTAATACTCTGAACGATAGATCAAACAACTCAAACACGCTGACGATGACATCTAGCAGCGAGACCACTGGTATCACGGTTGCCACCGCTACGACTACTACCATCTCTACCGAAGGTGAATCTGGAACTAACAAGAACCTACCACCATATTATGCTCTAGCATACATCATGCGTACCACTTGATAAATACACATAACAAGGAGCGTTCTACTTAGATGGCATCAGTCAATAAGAAGTTCGGCATCGAGAAAGGTCTGGAAGTAGGAACAGACGCTTTAATAGTCGATGCCGATAATAATCGCACTGGTATTGGTAAGACTGATGCCCAGTATGGTCTAGATGTTGCTACTACCGCTAACTTTGATGGCATTGTAGCAGCGGGTCAGGTCGGTGTTGGTTCTACTCAACCCGCCTATGACGTGGATGTCCGCACGGACATGCGTCTAACTGGTAGATTATATGACAGTAATAGTGTAGCAGGTACCAACGGTCAGTCTCTGATTACCGTTGGTACTGCTGTATCTTGGTCTGATCTTTCTGATATTGAGTCAAATGCTGCTGGTCTAACTCACCAGGTACAGTATAAGAAAGCAAACGGTAAGTTTGGTGGTGCTAGTAAACTATATTATGATGCCACTACAGATCGCGTAGGTATTGGCACCACTCAACCAGAATATCGCGTCCAGATTAAACCTGATGGTGGCGATACTTATGTTCAGATTGGTGGTACATTCCTAGACGCACAGGCAGCAACAGCTGGTATCGGATCTGTTCTAGGTGCTAACCCTGAAGGTGAACTATCGTGGGTTGGTGCTGGTACTTCCACACTCAACATTATCTATGTTGCTGAAGATGGTCTTGACAGTAATGATGGTCTAAGGATCTCTAACGCCAAGAGAACTATTAAGGGAGCAGCAGCAATCGCCAAGGTTGGTGATGTTATCCGTGTTGCTGGTGGTGTATACCAAGAAGATAACCCAATCAGTCTAGAGCATAATGTAACTGTTGATGGTGATGATCTAAGAAACACTCAGGTCATTCCACTAAATGCTGGACAAGATCTATTCCACGTAGATAACGGCGTTCTTATTCAGAACCTATCATTCATCGGTGCTGCTAACACTGGTGCGATGATCTCTTATCATCCAGTAAGAGAGAACATTCATACCTTTGTATCTGCTGCCACTGGTGCTATTGCCGTTGGTGATTGGGATACTAAACTAACACCTACCTTCGCTGATTACAGTCCGAAGGCAGGTATCATGACTGTTACGATTCCTGCTGATCACGGTATCACCGCTGGTGCTACTCAGGTTGGTTTCGCAACAGGAAGTCTACAGTTTACTTGTGCTTCTGACCACAATAACAAGAGTTATTATCACCCACGCTCCGGTGAACCACTAGAAGGCACACTTGTATCAGTATCTGCTACCACTGCCACCACATTTACCGCCACGGTAGGTGTTGCTGGTATTGGTTCTGAGTATGTTGGTGTTATCACTCAGTCTCCTTATGTAAGGAACTGTACTAACTTCGTACCAAATTCTCTTGGTATGAGGATCGATGGTAACAAGGCAGATGGACTTAAGTCCATGGTTGTTGACTCCTACACACAATACAACCAGGGCGGCATTGGTGTATCGATCACCAACAATGGTTATGCTCAGTTGGTTTCGATCTTTACGATCTGTGATGATATTGCTATCTACTGTGGTAGTGGTGGTCAGTGTGACCTAACCAACTCAAACTCGTCCTTTGGTAACAAAGGTCTGATCGCTTCTGGTGTTGGTACTGAAACTGTTGCGGGCACACTTCATGCCCCAATGGTAGAAGAAGATAACATTGTTACTGTAACTGGTATTGGTACACAGAGACCATTCACCGGTCAAGTATTCTATGTTGGAGAACTATTCTACAACGTAGAGAAAGTCAATATGACTTCTGCTGGTTCTGGTTACACTAGCAGCAATCCACCAGCAGTTACTTTCAGTGATCCATCTGGTCCTGGTGGTATCCAGGCTGATGGTGTTGCTGTTGTTTCTGGATTCGGTTCAGTTACAGCAGTCAATATGTTTGCCACCGGCAGACAATATCGTTATGGAGACAACCCAACTGTAACTATCGCAGCACCTGCTTCAGGTGAGACTGCTACAGGAACTGTCTCAATCGAACCCACATATTACACTATAAATAGTGCTACTACGCCTACTGCGGGTGTTTCTACAATTACTGTAGACCAAACAATTCCCGCTAACGTTGGTGTTGGTTCCACCATTCCGTTCTTCAGACAGTCGCTAATCCTAGCGTCTTCACACTCCTTTGAGTACATCGGAACTGGCGTTACTATTGCTCAAGCAAGACCATCTCAAGGTGGTGTAACGATCCCTGAAAATCAGGTCCAGTCTGATAATGGTGGTAAGGTTGTCCATACGTCAACAGATGAACGAGGCAACTTCCTGATCGGTGATGATTTTACAATCAACCAACAGACAGGAACTATCACTGGCGATGCTTTTAATAAGAGTATCCAAGCAACCCTAACACCACTAATTATTGCCCTAGGAGGAGCACAATAAATGGCAGCGATCCCACTAAATAAATTCCGAACACTAACACATACTCTAACAAAGGGTGCTAGTGTCGGTATCTATACCTGCCCTGCTGGCGTTTCGGCACTTATCATTTATGGCAATGTTGCTAACGTTGGTGGTGGAACATCGGTAACATCTTTCTCAGTATATCATAGCAGATCTTCTGTTGATACACCTATCATTGAGAAAGCACAAATCCCTAGTCAAGATGCTATGTCCTTCCTAGATGGAAGACTTGTTCTTGAGACAGGTGACATCCTTAAGATTAAGTCTGAGGATGAAGACGGTACACAAAGACTCATCATTAGTATCCTAGAGAACGCGAAGTAATGCCTAGACTGCTATCCGGTAGAGTTGGGGTGACCAGTTTCTCTGGTCTCTCGACTAGTAGAAATCAGATTGTCGGTGGTGAGCGTCCTTTCGTTCTACCTGGCAGCTTTGAGCCCAACCTGGGTAAACCTGACACCAATGGAAAGGTTCTATACGCTGACGCGGATGGAACGAGGCGTTGGGGAGATCCTGGTGGTGCTCCTACCGGTGTGTCGTCTGGTATTACTGTTGAGGATGAAGGACTCGCCCCAGTTGGTATGGGCGGGTCTATTGCTATTATTAACTTCGAAGGTGATGGCGTAACAGCAGTAACAACACACAGAAGTATTTCTGGTGCTCTAGTTGGTGTTGCTACAGTTACGATTCCTCGTATTAACTTTAATGCTGAGGATGGTCAAGGTTTTGTAGAAGTATCTGGTGTATCTACAATCCGTGTTGGTGCTGGTCTGACAGTATTCGCCCCAGCAGGCACAACCGGTATCGCATCTATCGGTAAACTAACAGATGCTAATCTAGATTTTTACGATACAAGTTCATATCTTTCTGTTACTAACGTAGCACAGATCCAGGTTGGTAATGGTCTGTCTGTTAGTGAACCACAGGCAAATCGTGCCAAGATTGATATTACAGGTAATCTTCCTAGTATCAATATCTCCGGTATTTCTTCTATCGGACAAGGATTCTCGACGACGATGTATACGTCGGGTATCTCTACTGCCGATGTATTTGTCGGTATTACTTCTATCGGCACCCCTAACTTCTATGGTGCTCTAACTGGTAATGTTACTGGCAACCTCACCGGTGATGTAACTGGTGATGTATACGCTGGTATTGTTACTGCGACAAAATTCATTGATGGTAACCTAAACACTTCTGGTGTAAGTACACTTGGTCAGGTATTTGCTACCACTCTAGATGTAACTGGATTTACTACTTCTGGTGCTTTTGTTGCTGATACCAACGGTTTCCTAGGTGCTATCAGTCACTCAGGTATTTCCACACTAACATTCCTAGACTCGACCAATATCAATGCCACTGGTATTGTAACTGCTAATGCTTTCACTGGATTCGATTATCTACAAGATTCTGGTGATAAGACTCGTGTAGATATTGAGGTTAGTGTTGCTACTAAGACTTCTGGTCATAGGTATCATGGCACAGGTTCTAGTAGTGGTTATTTCTTCGATGGAACAGAATCTCCATTCCTATTCCTACAACCTGGTAAGACTTATAGATTTAAGCAGGATGATTCTTCTAACAGTGGTCATCCACTACGCTTCTATTATGATGCTGGTAAAGCAAGAGCATGGTCTGATACTGTAACATCTAATGGTACACCTGGTTCTTCTGGTGCTTACACTGATCTAGAGGTTACTCCAGAAACCCCATCTATCCTATATTATCAGTGTACTAACCATGGTTTCATGGGTGCTGCGCTTGCCTGTCAAACCAATCTACAGAATGGTGATGCCAACTATGTTGGCGTTGTTACTGCTAGTAACTTCGTTGGATCTGTTACTGGTGATATTACTGGAGACATCACTGGTGACGTAACTGGTAATGTGACCGGTAATGTAACTGGAAACCTAACAGGTGATGTCACTGGTGAGATCAACTCCACTGGTGTTTCTACAGTTGGACAACTCCAGGCAACCAATGTCAACTCCGCTGGTATTGTTACTGCTTCCGAGTTTAGTGGTACTGTTCCATCATCAAATCTAAGTGGTGCTCTACCTGCTATTGATGGTTCTGCTCTAACTGGTGTCAGTGCTGGTACAGTTTCTCTAACACCAACCAATACTACTAACGCTCAACACTTCATCTGTATTGTTGACTCTAATAATGGAACTGAGAATGTAAGAACTGACACGGATCTACAATACAATCCAGGCACAAATACTCTAACATCAGTAAACTTCTCCGGCACTCTAGCAGGTAATGCTACTGGTCTAACTGGTACACCAGCAATCACAGTTGGTAATATCACATCATATAACATTATTCCAGCAGCACACAATACTTACGACCTAGGTTCTACAGCAGTTCGCTTCGCTAACATCTTCTCTGCTGACTTACAGTTGAGCAACAAAGATGCTACACCTAACTGTGTAGATGGCACCTGGGGTGATTGGACGCTACAAGAGGGTGAGGAAGACATCTTTATGATCAATAATCGTACTGGCAAAAAGTATAAAATTAACCTCACCGAAGTCTAAATATAGATGTAGTAATAAGTCCATAATCTATGTCTAGAGCCAGAGATCTGGCAAAAGCGGGTGGTGTACAACAACGTATTGTAGGTTTCTCCTCACACGTTGGTATCTCCACTTTTGCCTCAGACGTGGTAATGAGTGGCGACCTTTCGGTCGCGGGTGATCTTAACGTCGTAGGTGATCTATCTTACGATCAGACAACTGCTAGTAATCAAAGAATTACTGGTATCTCAACACTAAATCAGGTACAGGGTACAACTGTACAAGTATCAGCAGGATTAACTGCTGCTACCGCACAAATTTCGGATCTTACCGCTGGTCGTGTTGTAGTTGCTGGAACAAATGGAGAACTAGAAGATTCTGGTTCCCTAACTTTCAGTGGCGGCACACTTACAGCAACAACGTTCAGTGGTTCTCTACCAACTTCTGATCTAACTGGAACTATCACCAACGCACAGTTGGCGGGTAGCATCAGTAATGATAAGATGGCAGCAGCGACCGTAGCATACGGCGGTGTTACCCTATCACTAGGTGGTAGTGACTCAACTCCTGCGTTCGATCTATCTGACGCAACAAACTATCCCACATCCAGTCTATCTGGCACTATCACCAACGCACAGTTGGCAGGAAGTATTGCTAATAGCAAACTTTCTAATGACAGCGTTACTGTTACTGCTGGCAGTGCCCTATCTGGTGGTGGTGAAGTAGATCTAGGTAGCAGTATTAACCTAGATGTAGAGGTTGATGATTCCTCTATCGAAGTTAGCAGTGATGCCCTTAGAGTTAAGGCATCTGGTGTTACTAACGCCATGCTTGCTGGTTCTATTGCGAACAGCAAACTAAGCAACAGCAGCGTATCTTACGGTGGTGTAAGTCTATCACTAGGTGGCACCGACGCAACTCCAGCATTTAACCTTGCTGATGCTAGTGGTCTTCCAATCTCCAGTGGTGTTTCTGGTCTAGGTGCTAACGTAGCATCGTTCCTTGCTACACCTTCTAGCAGCAACCTTCGTGCTGCTGTAACTGGTGAGACTGGTTCTGGTGCTCTCGTATTTGGCACTTCACCAACAATCGCTTCTCCTGCTATCTCTGGTGGTACATTCACTGGCAGACAGGAGATTTCTGATGCGACAGTTTCTGGTGGTTTCACAGTTGGTGCTGGTCTAACAGTATCTGGTGACCTCGTAGTTAATGGTACCACAACTACCATCAACTCTACCACAATCAGTGTAGATGACAAGCACATCGAACTAGGTGCTACTGCTTCTCCTGATGACTCCTCAGCTGACGGCGGCGGCATCATCCTTAAGGGTGATACTGACCACACACTTCTCTGGCATAACGACAACGATCATTGGCAGTCCTCTGAGCACTTCAACCTAGCAGGTGGTAAGTCTTATCAGATTGGTGATACTGCTGTTCTAAGTGCTAGCGCACTTGGTTCTGGTGTTGTAAGTTCTTCGCTAACATCTGTTGGCACAATTGCCTCTGGTGTTTGGCAGGGTACTGCGATTGCTAACGCATACATCGCAAACAGCACCGTATCTTACGGTGGTATTCAACTATCTCTAGGTGGTTCTGACGCTACTCCTGCGTTTGATCTATCTGACGCAACAAACTATCCTACAAGTTCACTAACTGGTACGATTACTAATGCCCAGTTGGCAGGAAGTATCGCTGCTTCTAAACTTGCTGGTGGTATTGGCAATTCTTTGCTATCTAACAACAGTGTATCTTACGGTGGTGTTGAACTAGCACTAGGTGCTTCTGATGCTACTCCAGCATTTGATCTATCTGATGCTACTAACTATCCTACCAGTTCACTATCTGGTACCATTACCAACGCTCAACTAGCAGGTTCTATTGCCAATGGCAAACTTGCTAACAGCAGTGTATCCTACGGTGGTGTTACCCTATCACTAGGTGGTAGTGACTCAACTCCTGCGTTTGACCTAACTGACGCTACTAACTATCCTACCAGTTCACTATCTGGTACGATCACTAATGCTCAACTAGCAGGTTCTATTGCTAACTCTAAACTAAGCAATAGCAGCGTATCTTACGGCGGTGTTACCCTATCACTAGGTGGTAGTGATTCTACACCAGCATTTAACCTTGCTGATGCTACTGGACTACCTATTAGTTCTGGCGTTTCTGGTCTTGCTTCTAACGTAGCAACGTTCCTTGGTACACCTTCGAGTTCCAATCTACGTTCTGCTGTAACCGACGAGACTGGAACTGGTTCACTTGTCTTTGGCACCAATCCTACGATTGCTGGCATGACAGTATCTGATGACGTTGTTCCTAACGCTAACGGTACGATTGATCTTGGTGCTTCTGGCACACGTTTCGCTAATGTCTACAGTTCTGACTTGGATCTATCCAACGAAGCAAAGGGTGTTAACACGGTCGATGGCACCTGGGGTTCTTACCTAATCGAAGAAGGTGAGGAGCATCTCTACATCACTAACAGAAGAAGTGGGAAGAAATTCCGCTTCATGCTGGAAGAAGTTTGATCTAAATACACTTAAGGAGATTACACACAATGGCATTATACGGAGACGGTTCAAACGTAAACAAGACAGTAAGTGTCTCCGCCGGTAACTACGGTGGATCATCTGCTGTCCCCGTTATTACGGTTGACTCCAATCAGAGGATCAGTGCTATCAACACTGCCTCAATTACTCTGACTGCCGCCATCAACGCCAACGCTTCTGTTGGCGACGTTGGTACTTATGCTTTCATGCAGCAGTCGTCAGGTAACACCACATACAACCCTGGTGCGACACTAGCGGGTTCCTCGCTACGTTATTCTGACGCTACAGGGCGTACACACAGCACCACACCTTCAGGTAACTGGCGCTGTATGGGTTATGACTCAGGTGCTGCTCTAGTTAACTCTGGATCAGGTACTGGTTCAGGTTCTGGTTCGGGTAATATCTCTGGTAACATCCAGGGCAACCTATCCGGCAACCTACAGGGTGGTAACGTCCAGGGCAACAGTAATTTCTCTGGTTCCGGTGGACTTCAGGGTGGTAACGTTCAGGGTAACACCAACGCATCGATCCAAGCAGGTAATCCACAACTTCAAGGACCAAGAACTAAGGGTGCTCAGGTTGGTACCGACCACCTAGGCGTAGGTGGTAACGTTTCCGTCAGTGGTAACGTAAGTACCGATCACCTAGGTGTTGGTGGTTCTGTTAACGTTGGCGGTGATAACACTAACGTTGGTGGTAACGCATCAGTTAACGTTACTGTGAACTCAGTATCTGTGAACACCACAGTTGCTTACTCTGCAACCCTATGGTTGCGTTATTCTTAATTCACCCATAGGAGATAATACTAATGGAAACAAACTACGGAATTGCTCGTGCTCGCAACCCCAAGTGGGTCAATGCTGAGCATAACATGATCGATCTAGAGGTAGACTTCATGCCTCTAGATGAAGAGTGGTTGCCTTATACATGTTCTCCAGACGACGTTGTTGCTCACTCCCGTGAACTATATCGTCGTGCTGTTGCTGGTGACTTCGGTCAAATTGATGATGAGTATGTAATGACCGATGAAGATCGCTGGACACCAGTGGTCACTGAGTATGTAACCATTTCGAAAGAAGCACTTGTTCAGGTTCTACTTGAGAAAGGTGTTCTAACTGACGAAGAGGTTGATGCTATTCTTGTCACCAGAGAAGAGGCACTATCTTATCAGCGTCGCACACTAGATGGTCAAAATAAGGAATGGGCAGGTAGCTGATATATAAGTCAGATACTTTTCGTTATGGCAGAACAATCTGATAAGTGGCATCATTCAATGGCGAGGTATCTGGGGTTATCCCCGGATACCTCCTTTTCTTTTGGAATACAACCAGGATTCTGTAGAGAAGCAGTAGGAAGATATGATTGGATATATTCATTCACTGATGTATTCGATTCAAAACAAAACTATTTTTGGTCAGAGTTTCATTATAACAAAGTTGCCAAGACAAATAGAATATCGTCATATTTTGGCACAGCACCATTTCTATGGGATCTTGGTAGGATAGCAACTGAGACTAATTTTGAACCTAGCGGTTCGTTATTCTTTTTACCAAGAGATGATCAAGTAACCATTCGTGAAAATGAATGGGAAACAGTTCAGCAAGTTATTGACGCCGCACCGAAACCAATTACATTCTTAGTCCCATGGAGATCATGTGACATATGGAAGAACTGGGACAAACTTCGTCTACCTGATGATAGTGAACTAATTCAGATGGTTGATAGGGACACTCGTCAATTTACCCTGGCAACTTTATTCTTACGTCACGAACACGTTTATATTCCTTGGCCTGGAACTGATGTCTTTTACGCAGAGTTCCTGGGCAGAAATGTTGTGGTGTATGATAAACTAGAAAAATATAGAACCAAGACACTTGAGGAGAGAGATCGTGATTGTCGCATCTTGGATCATCTGAAATGGGGATATGATTATCTCAACGAAAAGCAAAAGAAGTTCTTCCACTATTTGTGTGAGTGGTCAGAACTTCCAGAGCAAGATAGATTATTTTTGACAAGAGACTTCCTTGGACTTAACGCACTAAAGTCTCCCGAAGAATTATATCATGATCTTCGTGATAAAAACTTACTACCAGATGACAATTTCGTGAATTCTGGTGAGTATGATAAGGCATATAAATGGTTAGTGAATAAAACTAAAAAATTTGTTAATATTAAATGTAGTGATAGGTGTACTGCTATGTACGATACAATCTAAAATTGACGAAAAAAGTCACTATCATTCCAACCCTTGTCATCGATGTAATGCATCGCTCTAGGTTTGCCAAAAAATAGGTGATCGTATTCTACGCCCCATTCTTTTAACTGATTTTCAGTGAATTCTCGTGAATTAGCATCTGCTTCTTGTTGATTGTTCTTCGCGTTGATCATACCTCGTGCTGTCTGTAGGTAGATCGTAGCACCCGACATCTTCAGACCATTCACTACAGCAATTCGTGAATGAATTGGTTCTGCTGTTGTAACACCATCTGGTCCTTCAGTACACAGACAACCATCAATGTCAAAGCAATACACAGGTGCTGTGCTGTCAATATCCTTGACTGGTTTCATTCTGGCAACTCAGGTAACTTGACTCCATTATACTCCATAAGCATATAGATTGTCCAGAGGGCATTAACCTCAAACTCATGGTAGGTCTTAGCAGGCACAACAATAGTATCAATGTATGGACTATTGATCTTCTTTGGTGCGATTACTGCTGTGGGTATAGCAAACGCAAATTCGTCTATGTCACGAATCATAGGAGAATTTGATCTGGCACTAATACCCAAGATCATGTCACAATGTTGTGACGCATATGCTAACCAATTTGCCTGCCACATTTCATCTCCACCGACAGCAGTGAGATGAACAGCATCAGGAGACAAACACAACTTACCCATGTGTCGGTTAATATCAGAGGCGGCATGTTGTGCGATGGAAAGATTTCCACCATTGCCAATGATAGCGATACGATCTGCTTTTGCTAATAACTTAGCACCGTTCTCGATGTCAGGATTTCGCAAGTTCATGCTCGATTTCTTGAATGTGCCAGGTTCGGTCTACTGCTCGTATTTTACCACATTTCAGGTCAAATGGTATGACCTTATACTTTCCACAGAACCCAATAGTATCTAGACCACCCCAATGCTTGACGAAAGTCATATCAAGATTAGGAAAATCACAGATAACATTACGTCTATACATGTAAATGCCCAGTTGGGTAATTACATTGTCAGTGATAATGTCAGGTGTTCGCATCATGTGAGTCACCACACCATTATTAACAACCATCTTCACTACATCATCATCTTCGATCTCCTCAGGTTCTAACTTTCTTGCTGCCTGCACCATATCACAATCATTCTTGATACCAAAGGCAATTATATCATCTAACCATTGAGGATCTGTTAATGGTTCATCCCCTTGTAGATTAACAATATAATCACTTTCCAAAGTTTCAGATACCTCTGCCACACGATGAGTACAGGTATAATGTCTGCCTGTGATTCGGGATTGGTATCCATTTATCTCACAAATACGTTTGATAATTTCATCCTCTGTAGCAACAATGACTTCATCGATGAGTTTAGATTGAGCAGCAATATCTGCTACTCGTAACACCATCTCACGTCCGGCAATTCTTGCTAGTGGTTTGCCAGGAAATCTGCCGGATGACATTCTAGCAGGAATAACGCAAGTGACTTTCATAACAAAGGGTTGACAACTTGGTGTAAACTATGTAGAGTAACTCTGTCGCCGTTAAAGGCATACTTAGAAATATATTAAAAGACCCTGTAGACAAACATGCTATAATAGTGGAGAACTTGGTTTCATGTATGGACTCAAAGGTTAAGGAAGGCGTTAAAGTCAGTTACTATGACATGTTTGGCGAGGTGGTCTTCGTAGATTCACCATACTTTGTCATCAAAATTGCTGAACA